CGGTGAGCACCGGAATCTCGGAATCGTTCGCGGCCGGAATTTTGGGATCGGGCAGCTTGTCATCGATCGCAACCTCGGTCGGGATTGAGTTGGCCAGTAGCACATTCGTTGATGGCCTATCATCCGCATTGGCGGATAAGATCGTCGGAATCACTGGCGGCATGGGGCAATCAAAAGGCGCATATTCACAAGATCGAGCCGATCGATTCAGAACCCTTTACAGCGAGGCAGGGCCATATTTGGCCGCGATGAATGGTGCAAACGTTCACGCCGGAGACAACGTTCGAGTGGGCGAAAGAGGGCCGGAGATGTTTATTCCTGGGCGCGATGGAACGATCGCACCAATCAAGGGCAACGCATCCGAACTCATTGGCGCGGTGAATGATATGAAAAACGAAATCATCACCTTGCGCCGGCAAATGTCGCGGATGATGGCGGCGGGTGGCCTTGCGGGAGCGCGTTCATAATGGTTGCAACAACACTCGCGGAATTAGTCGCTAATCCCTACGCAAACAAAAAATATCTCTTAATCGTCAAACCCTACAATGTCGCAACCTCAACCGAGTTGACGTTGTACTATTCCGGCGAGGGATTCATCACCTCACCAACCGAAACACCGGCGAACACATTGTTCGAGCCTCGATTGGTTGAACCGATTTCATTCTCGAGATCGATGTTTTCCTCGGGCAAGATCGGCGGTTTCTCTCAACCTGGTTTCGGCGAAATCGTGATGACCAACGCCGATGGTGGCCTTGATGATTGGGCGGGATATGCCTGGGATGGACGTTCGGTTGAGGTGCGCGTTGGTGAATCCGGCGCGGCCTTGCAATATTATTTCACCATATTCGATGGCCAGGCGCATTCGATCGAGTTCGATGATCTATATATCCGGATCATCTTGCGCGACGATCAGAATGATTTTGTGGTCGATTATCCCGAAACGCTATATGCCGGCACCGGTGGCAATGAGGGATCGAGCGACCTTGCGAACCAACCAAAACCTCATTGCTATGGTGAGGTTTACAACATCGAGCCGGTGTTGGTGGATTCAACTAATTACGTTTACCAGGTGCATGATGGCGACATCGAGGCAATAACGGCGGTTTACCAGGGCGGCGTTGCGTTGACCTTAACCACCGATTACACGGTTGATTTGACCAATGGGCGTTTCACCCTGGTTGCGGCACCCACCGGCATCATCACGGCCGATGTGAAGGGTTCCAAGGTTGGCGGCACATACCTCGAGAGCGCGGCGGATATTATTCAACACATTGTCGAGGAACATGCCGGTTTCACTTATCCAGGGGATTTCGACACCGCATCATTCACCGCATTGAACACCGCTAATTCGTCAACTCTGGGCGTTTACGATCGCAATATGACAACGGTTGCGAATGTTCTCGATCGGATCATCAACACGGTTGGCGGGTTTTATGGTTTCGATCGTGATGGCAAATTCCAGGTTGGCCGAGTTGAGTTGCCAACCGGCACGGCCGATGCCGAGTTCGATCCCACCAACATCATCGAAATCACTCGCCTAGCCTCGGCGGTTCCGAATTACCAGGCGCGGGTTGATTATAAGAAAAACCATCGAGTGATGAGTGAATCGGATTTCGATGCCTCGATCACAACGGCGCAACGCGATTACCTGGTGCGCGATGCCAACATCGAGATCGCCACCGACACGGCGGTTCAAACACCCTATCCAAATTCAACGGCGTTGATCGTGAATGGCCTCTTTGCCGGATCATCGGCGGCATCGACCGAGGCGACCAGGTTGTTGAATATCTATAAAGCGCAGCGCGATTTTTATCGAATCCTGGTCAAAACCCAACCTTACACATTGAAATTGAATGATGTGGTAAAAATCACGTTTAATCGCTATAATCTCGACAGTGGCAAATTGTTTCGCGTGATCTCGATCGTTGAGGATGCGGCGAACAATGAGGTCGAATTGGAGTTGTGGGGTTAAGCAATGTCAAACAATATGATAATTTCATCGACCAATTATTCCGATGGCGGAACCCTCACGGTTGATGATGAGGTTGCGACATTGCCGGCCTCGAACTTGCAAGATCAACAGATCGTTAAGATTTGGCGCAACACACAAACATCGGCGCAGATCGATGTTGATTTCGGCCAACAACGCATCATCGATTTCATGGCATTGATCCGACATAATATCTCGCAAACTGGAACGATCCGGTGGCGTTTATCGGCGGTGTCTGATTTCTCAACAACGGTTTATGATTCCGGCACAATCGATGCCTGGCCGATCGTTGAGGAATTTGGAACGTTGCCGTGGGGCGTGTTTCAATGGGGCGGTCGATTGAACCCCGAGGTCGCGGCCGAATATACAATTTCATCGTTTGATGTTCTCACATCGGCGGTTCAGGCACAGTATTTGCGGATCGATATTTCGGACGCATCGAACGCCGATGGATATTTGCAAGCGGGTCGATTGATTGCGGGGCCATCATATCGGCCATCGGTCAACTATGCCAACGGCGTTCAATTCGAGTTTGTGGATGAATCCAGAATCACGAAATCGCGCGGTGGTCAAACGTTCGTTGATGAGGTCGAGCGTTATCGCGTGATGAGATTTGAATTGATAAACTTGCCGGAAAACGAAATGTTTGGCAACGTGTTCAATTCGATCGATCGATTGCGCGGTGTTTCAAAGGATATTTTGGTCATTCCGCAACCGGCCAAATCATCAACATGGATCACGCAAAACATTTATGGTAGGATCAGGCAAACCCAACCGATCACAAATTCGGCTCTCACCTATTATGGTCGAATGATTGAGGTTGAGGAACTAATTTAAGAGGAAACGCAACATGGCATATCCGGTCACACTAAACGGTCGCACTTACACCCTCGCCGATTTTGAGGGGACAAATTACGTTGAAGGTTTGCCGGATGCGTTTGAGGATTTCGTCACCCACGCCGGCGACATCTACAATTCGACATCGACAACATCGAACTCGATCGGAACCGGATCAAAGACATTCACGGTTGAATCCGCGAAACCATACCAGGCCGGAACGCCATTGCGGATCGCGGATGCGGCGGCACCATCGACGAATTTCATGGACACGATCGTCACCTCTTATTCCGGAACGACCCTGGTTGTGGATTCGGTTGGATATGCCGGATCGGGAACATTCACATCCTGGAACGTCAACATCGGTGGCGCGGCATCGGTTGCCGGAACGGTTGCGATCGCACAAGGTGGAACCGGAGCAACAACGGCGGCGGCAGCGCGAACAAACCTGGACGTTTATTCTAAGGCCGATGCGGATTCACGGTTTTTGAACGTTTCCGGCGAGGCATCCGATGTTTCGATCACTGGTGATTTGACAGTGGATACCGACACTTTCGTCGTTGATGGAACTAATGATTTGATTGGAGTCGGAACGGCATCGCCGGCACCGCACAACGCGAATGGCGTTGCGATTCAAATTGATGGTGGATCAAATGCCTCGGAACTTAGACTCACAAACACAACAACCGGTGCGGCAAGTGGAAACGGATTTCATTTTGCAACAGTCGGAAACAAAGCATACATCGTGCAAAATGAATCCGATGATTTGTATATATATGCAAACGGAAATGAAATATTGCGATTCAACTCATCGAATCAGGCAGTATTTGGAGCGAGTGCAGATCGACAGGTTTTAATTGGCGCAACCGACAACACGAATGCAACCGATGCAACTTTAATCCTTGAGAATAACACCCAAGCATCGACTCACGGAAAACTATTCATTGCAAGCGGCACGACTACACCAGGAACAAATCTCGGCCTTGGTTTTGTTGGTTTTGGTGATGCTAATAAAGTTCCAAGCGCATTTATGGGCGTTTATGCGGATGGCGGTTGGACAAGTGGATCAGACATGCCAACTCGCATGGCCTTTTTTACAACCGCAGATGGCGCATCCTCTGCATCCGAGCGTATGCGCATCACAAATGATGGTGATGTTAATTTCGGCGTTTCAAATGCAAGGATTGATAGCACCGGAATTGTGAAAGCTGCAAATGGTTCTGAGTCTGCACCAGGGGTTTCTTTTATAAACGACCCCGACAATGGAATGTTCCGCGCAACCACAAACACGTTGGCATTCGCAACCGCCGGATCAGAGGCCATGCGCATCGACTCGTCGCAGCGGGTTTTGATTGGCACAACCGCAAGCAACACAACCATTTCCGCAAACCCCGCGTTGCAAGTGGCAGGGACTACATACGACAAAGCCATGATTGGTGCGTATCGTTATGATGATGGAGCGGGTTCACCGGCGCACCTAACAATGAGCAAATCGCGCGGAACATCTGTAAATACGCAGACAATTGTCCAATCAGGTGACACATTGGGCCAAGTAAATTTTGCGGGTTCCGATGGGACAACATTTAGGGCGGCGGCATATATTCAAGGCTTTGTTGATGGAACGCCTGGTTCCAATGACATGCCAGGCCGTCTTGTTTTTAGCACCACCAAAGATGGCGCGAACACACCAACCGAGGCGATGCGCATTGAGCAAAACCAACGCCTAAGAATCTCAACGTCCAACAACACTGGAGCGTTGACATCATATCGCACTTATACCGGCGAAGGTGCGTATATTGCCGGCTCAGTCAATGGCGGTGGTGCGGGGCCATATCCTCGGTATCTCGATCTTGTCGCTTGCGGTGACAGTTCTTGGGGCGGAACTATGCGGTTTGTTTCAAACCGCGACAGCACCGCAACGGCCGAGGAAGTGGGGCGGTTTGATCGGTCGGGAAATTTCTTGGTGGGGGAAGATGATTCAAATTTTGGAACCGCCGGAATTGCATTGATGCAAACTGCTCAATTGCGTGTAACACGAAATGGAGCGGTTGCATCGTTTAATAGGATCGGCAGCAATGGAGATGTTGCGGAATTTTATGGCCCTAATGGATTGATTGGCAGAATCAGATCAGAAGGTGATGATTTGGTTGTTGGCACAAATGGCGATTGCGGGATTCGTTTCAACTACACAAACGCAACCGGCGCAGATTTTGTTGCACCATGTCGAAATACTGGGGCTTTGAGAGATAACGCCATCGATTTGGGAACCGGTTCCGGCCGTTGGGATGATGTCTATGCCACAAACGGCACAATCCAAACATCCGATCAAAACGAAAAGCAACAGATTGCATCGCTAACCGATGCAGAGATCACCGCCGCCAAAGCAATCAGTCAGCTATTCAAAACGTTTAAGTGGAACGATTCGGTTGCAGAAAAAGGCGATGCGGCCAGAACTCATTCCGGTGTAATTGCTCAAGATGTTGAGCAAGCGATGAGCGATGCGGGATTGAATGCCGGTGATTATGCGTTTTTCATTAGCACCACTTGGTGGGAGTTGGATGAAACTTTCACCGATGATGATGGTGTTGAGAGTATAAAAACAAATCATTATTTCTCGCAAGATGACGCACCCGAGGGAGCGACAGAACGCAACCGCAAAGGCATTCGTTATCCGGAACTTTTATCATTCATCGGCGCAGCAACCGAGCAACGATTGGCCTCGATCGAGGCAAGACTCGATGCCCTAGAAACCTAGAAGGAAAGACACAATGGCAATCACACACACCTGGACGGTTGATCCTAACCTACAAACCAGAGATCAAGATGGCGAAACCGATGTTGTTTATTCGGTTGTTTGGCGTTTGACATCCGAGGAAACCGTTGGCGATCAAACATATTCAATCGCATCGGCGAACCAAATTTCGATCGACACAAGCGATCTTTCAAATTTCACCGCACTCGCAGATTTGACCGAGGCCGAGGTTGTCGGATGGGCAAAAAGCACGATCGATGCCAATGCCGCCGAGGGCAATGGCGTTGATTGCGCGGAATGGGAAGCGGGTCACGAACGCAACATTGCAAAGCAGAAAAACCCACCAACACGAACTCAAACCGCGCCTTGGGCGTAAACTAAAAAGGAAAGAAAAATGGCGGCAACCATAAAAATCGATGATCGGGAATTTGATGTCGAAAAAGACCTCACCGATGAACAACGTTATATGGTCGATCAGATCAGCGCAGCAAAGCAGAGAAAAGCACAAGCACGTTTTGACATGGATCAGGGCGTGATGTTGGAAAAAGCATTCTCAGAGGCTCTTGTGGCCTCTGTAATGAGCCAAGAGGACGACGATGGCGAGAACGGCAACGGAAGCACACAAGCGGATTGATGATTTGGAGCCTCGAGTCACCAGGGTTGAAACGCAAGTTGATGAACGGTGGCGCGAGACAATTATCCGGATCAAACGCATCGAAACCATCATGATCTCGGTGGCCGGTGCAATCATCCTCATGCTCGGATCAATATTCATGAAAATGGGTTGATCGAACTCGCATTGTCCCTGGTCTTATACGGCCAATCCTGGAACCTCGGTTTCTATAAGGCGTGTATTTATTACGCGCCTTATTCTATTTCTCGGCGGTATTATTCAAAACCTTATCGTGTTATAATTCATCCAGACGCGGCTTGTCCAAAATTTGTAAGGGTGAAAAAATGATCGCCGAACTTGCCGCGTTCAATGCCGCATTCGCAACCGTAAAAGCCACGATCAACGCGGGTCGTGATATCATGTCTTGCGCCAATCAAATCGGTGACATGATCGGAGCCGAGGAACAATTAAAGGCTCGAGGTGATCGAAAGAAAAATTCGGTTTGGTCAAAACTCGCCGGCAAGGATACCAACGATTTCGAAGAATTTATGGCCATCGAAAAGATGCGAACTCAACGAAAAGAGTTGATTTCGGCGTTGCAATTATACGGCCGGCCAGGGTTGAAAGACGATTTCATCAAGTTCGAGGTCGAGGCCAGAAAGAAACGCAGGGCGCAAGCGATCGCCGCCGAACAACAGAAACAAACAATCATCGAGTGGGTCGTTGGCGGGGTTCTTGTCATCCTGGGCATTGCGGGAATGGCGTTCACGTTGTGGTTAATCGGAAAAGGCCAGGGCCGTTGGTGAATGAAAATGATGCAAATCGGGCCGATGCGTTGGGCGGTCTATTCGGAGGATGGTTTTGTTGTTATAATAACAAGCGACAGAAAAATCGCGGAGCGATATGCCAATGGATGATTTGAAATTACCGATTGCACTTGTTGTGGCGATGGCCGCTCAACTTGCCGGCGGTGTCTGGTGGGTTTCTCAACAGGCCGCAACAATCTCAAGCCTGGAAAAGACGGTCAACGAACTTGGTTCGAAAATGGCCATCGAGGACAATGTGAACCTCAAACGTGATGTCAAAGATGCGTTCATGGAAATTGAATATCTTTGGGAGGAATTTGAGGATGTTTGGGAAGATCACGACAACCTCGCGCGAACCATAGGCGCAATCACTGCATTGCAACAGCGGGTCGCGTTGTTGGAAAACGAACTCAAATATATCAACCGCGATCATGAGGGCATGTTCGATATGAAAGGGGGAATGGGCAAATGAGTGAATTTGAAAATGCCGATCTCAATGGCAATGGAACCATCGAACAAGATGAATGGGATAAACTGGCACTCGAGGATCGTCGGCGTGAAATGATCGATGCCGACCTCAAACGCGACAGTCAACGCCGGATGGCCTGGTTTGCATTGTCGGGCATGTTGCTCTATCCATTCGCGGTTTTGTTATCAGCGGCCTTGGGATTGAGCCAGGCGGCGGAAATCATCGGATCAATGGCCTCGATATACTTTGTATCGATTGCGGCGTTGGTGGGCGCATTTTTCGGGTTCTCGAATATGGGCAACAAACCATCGATGAAATCAGATAAAGGAACGATGCAATGATTGGGCAAATCCTGGGAAGCCTGGGCGGATTGGCGAAATCCTATCTCGATTCCAAAACCGCCATCAAACTCACCGAGGCGGAAATCAAAAAAAAGCAACTCACCGGCGAAATCGATTGGGATTTGGAAGCGATCAAGGCAACCCAAAATTCATGGAAAGATGAATGGATCACGTTGTTGTTTTCCATTCCGCTCATCCTGGCGTTTTGCGGCGATTGGGGGCGGCAAGTGGTGGCCGATGGTTTTGCCGCACTCGAGGTGATGCCGCAGTGGTATCAGGTGGCCTTGGGAGCCGTTGTGAGTGCAAGCGTAGGCATCCGGTCGGTGTCCAGGTTCTTTGGTAAAAAGTGAGTGGGAAAATGAATCTTACATTGGAGCAAACAAAACAGTTGATCGAGGGCAATCGAGAGTTCGAGGAATGGCATGGGTTGTTTGAGAAATACTTGCCAAAATACGAAATCGATTCACCAAATCGAATGGCGATGTTCTTTGCCCAATGCGGCCATGAATCGCTCAACTTTCGCGTTCTCGAGGAAAATCTCAATTACAGCGCGAAGGGTTTGAATGCGGTATTCCCGAAATATTTTAAGAACGCCGGAAGGGATGCGAATGATTTCCATCGTGATCCTCAACGCATTGCTAATGTCGTCTATGCTAATCGCA